ATAGCTATGGCTAAACTTGATGGACTTACTTGTTCATTAAGATATGAAGATGGTTATTTAGTGTCTGCGGAAACGCGCGGAAATGGTATCGAGGGCGAAGATATACTTCATAATGCTTTAGTGGTAAAAACAATTCCTAAAAGAATTGATTTTAATGATGAACTAATTGTTGATGGTGAGATAATTTGCACATACAAAGATTTTGAACCTTTCTCTGATGATTATAAAAATCCTAGAAATTTTGCCTCAGGTAGCATTAGATTGTTAGATAGTAGAGAATGCGCAAACCGCAATCTAACATTTGTAGCATGGGATTGTATTAAAGGAATAAACGCAGAAAGTTTAATAATTAAACTTGATGAACTTACAGCATTAGGTTTTCAGACAGTTCCTTATACAAGAGATACAATAAGAGAATATGAAATAAAAGCACTTCAAGAATTATGCTCAAAATTAGGCTACCCTATTGATGGAATTGTTTATAAGTATGATAATGTTAAAGATTATGAAGCAGCAGGTAAAACCGACCATCATTTCAAAGGCGGATTAGCATACAAGTTTTATGATGAAACTTATGAAACTCGTATTAGAGCTGTAGAATGGACTATGGGTAGAACTGGTAAACTTAGCCCAGTTGCTATATTTGACCCTGTTGAAATAGACGGAACAGAAGTTTCAAGAGCAAATATGCATAATATAAGTATTATGGAAGAATTAGGTATAAAAGAATATGGAACTTTGGTAAAAGTGTATAAAGCAAATATGATAATTCCTCAAATTGCTAAAGTTGTTCTTGAACCAACTTGTGATGTATATATACCTAGTAATTATATTAAAATCCCAGATACTTGTCCTGTATGCGGACAACCAACAGAGATTATACAAGAAAATAATAGCAAAGTATTATATTGCGCAAATCCTAATTGTGAAGGTAAACTTTTAAACAGAATAGACCATTTCTTTGGTAAAAAAGGGTTGAATGTTAAAGGTATATCAAAAGCAACAATAGAAAAATTGATAGATTGGGGATGGATTAATGGAATCAAAGATGTATTTACACTTAGCGAACATGCAGAAGAATGGAAAAAGAAGGCTGGTTTTGGAGAAAAGTCTGTTATGAATATTATCACATCCATCCAAGAAGGCTGCAATACTGACCTCGAATCCATCATCGCTGCAGCAGGCATTCCACTTATTGGTAGAACAGTGGCCAGACAAATCGCAAGTATCTTCAATACATACGAAGATTTTAGAGAAGCCATCAGCACTTTTGATTTTTCAGAGATAGATGGATTTGGTTATGAGATGAACAAATCATTAAAAAATTATAATTATAATGAATTAGATTATATAGTTAATAATTTTTTAAATATTAAAGAGCAAATAAAAGCAAATAATAATAACAAAAAATTAGAAAATATAACATTTTGTATAACAGGAAAAATCAATAAATGGAAAAATAGAGATGAACTAGTTAAGTATATAGAGGACCTAGGCGGTAAATGCGTAGGTTCTGTATCAGCAAATGTTAATTATCTAATTAATAATGATATAGAAAGCACTTCCACTAAGAATAAAAAGGCAAAAGAATTAAATATTGAAATTATTGATGAAGAAACTTTTATAAAAAAATTTGACTTACAAAAATAATTTTGATATAATATATTTGTAAATTAAAGATGAAGAAAGATTTTTAATACATATAAAACTAATAAAAAGTGTTGACAAATATAAAATTTTTTGATATAATATATATGTAATAAAAAGATGAAGAAACATCAAAAATATAAGAAAAAGAGGAGAAATTATACAATGTTAAGTGAAAACGCAAAATTAGTTTACGAATTCGTAAAAGCAAACGATGGTAAAGATATTACAGCAGCTGATATAGCTGAAGGAACAGGATTAGGAGTTAGACAAGTTAACGGTGTTGTTACTTCTGCATTCTGCAAAAAAGGATTAATGGAAAGAATTCCAGCTGAAATCGAAACTGAAGAAGGACATAAACCAATCAAATTAATCAAATTAACTGACGCTGGTAGAGCATTCGACCCTAACGCAGTAGAAGAAAAAGCTGAGTAATTAAAACAATAAATAAAAGCTGGGTTATAAAACCTGGCTTTTTTTAGGAGATTATATGTGATTATTTGCAGTGTTTGGCGCAATCGCGCTAATAGTAGGAATAATTTTAATAGTTGTTGCAAGTAAACAGATACATCTAACAAGAGAAGAAAATGAACAAATAGAAAAAGAAATTACTGATTTAAACTTAAAAAAGATAGAAACTTATAACACCATAGAAAACAATAATGCTATGATACTTAATCAAAAGATGGTGATGCATCAAATGGAAGAGGTAGCTAAACAAAGTTTTGAAAATTATCACAACGAGTTAGAACATCAGTATGAGAACGCAGAAGAAGAGCAACAAGAATTATTAAGAAAACTAGATGAAGCATATGGCGCTCACCAGGAAGAAATACTTGCTCAAATTCAAGAAAATAAAGATAAATTAGCAAGTATTTCCGCAACTAGAAAAGCAGCAATGGAAGCACTATTGAAAGAACAAGAGATAAAAGAAAAATCAGAGTTCTATTCTCTTTTTCTTGATGAAGTGGATTTACATGAAGCAAAAGTATTACGCAGTATAGAATCTGAGCTTCGTGACCCACGCCCTGTTAAAATGATTATATGGTCAACATATTATTCTAAACGCGCTAATGATATGGCGGCAAGAGTATTAGGAACTGCGGATAAAGTTACAGGAATATATAAAATTACAAATAAATTATCTGGTTTAAGTTATATTGGACAAGCAAAGGATATTCGCGAGCGTTGGAGAGAACATCTTAAATGCGGACTTGGAATAGATACACCATCTAATAACCGCCTATATCAAGCAATGTTAAAAGAGGGTGTTGACAACTTTACTTTTGAAGTATTAGAAGTTTGTCCTATTGAAGAGCTAGATAAAAAAGAAAGTTTCTATATAGAACTTTATCAAGCTAAAGAATTTGGTTATAATAGCACCGCAGGAAATAAAAGGTAATATTGACTTTTATAAATAAAAATGATATTATATAATTGAAAGGAGATTTTATGATATTATTTAATAAAAAACCTAAAGGAGAAAAGAGGGAAATTATATTAAATGAAATCACCCCTCAAAAGGCACAAGAAATAGATAGGCTCATAAGACATTGGAATGAAGAAGATGTTTTTGGAGTAACAGCATTGTCATCAAGAAAACCTATTAGAATTTTTATTGACGCAGTAGATGGAGATATGAATTCCGCGCTATGTATTGCAGATTCAATTAAATTATCTAAAACACCTGTTGATACAATAAATATCAACACTTGCGCAGGTAGTTCAATGTTAGCATATTTAGCAGGACATAAAAGATACGCATATCCAAATGCTACATTCTCATATAAATATCAAAACCCTATTATAGAAAGTATGAATTCGGAAGAACCTGACTCACCACGTTTTAATAAAGCATCGGTAGAAGAAGCGCAGGCAGCTGCAATTAAAAGTTTATTTATAGAGAGAACAAAAATTACCGAAAGTAAATTTAATAAACATATAGATAGTGGTTTCTGGTTTACAGCTCAAACAGCACAAGACCAGTATATATGCAACGAAATATTGAAAGAACACTACTTATTCAACTAGACTCGCTTTTACAGGGGTCTTTTTGACAAACCAATAAAATTTTGATATAATATATATGTATAAAAAAAAGTAAATAAAAGAAAAGGAGTAAAAGTAGTTATGAAGAAAATGATTAACACAGAAAGAGTAGAAGGAAGAGTATATCAACATAATTTAGTATTAAAGACAGTTCAAAATCCAGCATCTGCTAATCATGGTAAAGAGTTTATCTCTGGAAATCTTGAAATAGCAACAGATGAAGCTGGTTTAAATATAGTACCTGTTCATTTTACTTATGTAGTTGAAGTAACTAGCAATGGTAACACAAATGCAACATATAGTAATTTAAAGAAAATCATTGATGGTGGAAAAACTTGGATAGCTGATGGTAAAGATAGTGCTACAAAAGTAAGAGTAGACACAGCTTTAGCATTAAATGATTTCTACACACAAGACGACAGATTAGTATCTACAAAAGTTAATGAAGGTGGTTTCGTAACTATTCTTAATGGTGAATTAGGACCAGAAGCAGAAAGAAATACATTCTCAACTGATATGGTTATTACTAGTACAAATAGAATAGAAGCTGACCCAGAAAAAAATATTGAAAAGGATTATGTAGTAGTTAAAGGAGCAGTATTTGATTTTAGAAATAATCTTTTACCTGTTGACTTTATCGTAAGAACAAACGAAGGAATGACTTATTTTGAAGATTTAGGTGCAAGTCAAAATGAACCTGTATTCACAAAAGTATGGGGTAAAATAACTTGTAACTCAATCATCAATGAAGTTAAAGAAGAAACTGCATTTGGAGAAGAAGCTGTAAGAACTTTTGAAAGAAAGGTTAAAGAATGGGTAATCACAGGAACTTCTAAAGTACCATATGATTTTAATGAAGAAGGAGTTTTAACTGTAGAAGAACTTAAGAAAGCAGCACAAGATAGAGAAGTTCGTTTAGCAGAAATTAAGAAACGTAGAGATGAATATGCAGCAAGTAAAAGCGCAACAGCTACAACTACAACAACATCTGCAGCAACAATTCCTACACAATCAAATGCAACAGTAGCTGCAACATCAACTAAGACATTCAACTTCTAATTAATAGGGGGTATTACCCCCTTTTCTTAAATAAAATAGTAAAGGAGATATAAAATGGCAATTAATTTATTAGAAATCAAACCCCATAAAGTAAGTAGAGACTTAAGTACTTATATTACTTACATCTATGGCGCTGCTGGTACTGGTAAAACTACATTAGCCTCTCAAATGGATAAATCATTATTATTAGCATTTGAAAAAGGTTATAATGCAATTCCTGGTATCATTGCGCAAGACATCTCTTCATGGGGAGAAATGAAACAAGTAGTAAGAGAATTAAAGAAACCTGAAGTAAAAGAAAATTTTAAATGTATAGTAGTAGACACAGTAGATATAGCCGCTTCTTTATGTGAAAAATATATTTGTAATACATTAGGTATTGAAAACATCGGTGACGGTGGATGGGCTGTTAATGGATGGGCAAAAGTTAAGAAAGAGTTTGAAGAAACATTTAGAACAATATCTCAATTAGGATATTCATTATTCTTCATCTCACACGCAAAAGACAAAACATTCAAGAGACAAGATGGAACTGAATACAATCAAATAGTTACATCCCTATCAACAGCATATGATGAAATTATTAAAAATATGGTAGATATATTTGGTTATGCGCATAATGTAGTTCTAGAAGATGGAACATCTAAAGTTATGCTTACTCTAAGGTCCCCAGACAACTCTGTAGATGCAAAGAGTAGATTTAAATATATTGAACCTGAAATAGAATTCAATTATCAATCTTTAGTAAAAGCACTTAATGATGCTATTGACAAAGAAGAAAAGATGAGCGGAAAAGCAGATTTATTCACTGATGAAAGAGCCGCTGATAAAACATTAGAAGAATTAGATTTTGACACAGTTAGAAATAAATTTGAAGAAATTGTTGGTAAAATAGTAAGTACTCATACTGAAGAAGAAATGATGAATGAATGGACACCTAAAATAACTCAAATTACTGAGAAGTATTTAGGTAAAGGTAAAAAGGCTAGTCAATGTACTAGAGACCAAGTTGAACAATTAAATTTAATAGTATTAGATTTAGAAGACTTGATAAAATAATGAAGAAAGGAGAGAAGATAATACAGTTTGTTTGTTTATCTTCTCTTTTATTTATTTTTGTATAGAGGTGATGACAATGGCTAAAAAGCTCGTTAAGTGTAAATATTGTCAACAAGTATTTGATAGAAATGCGGAACCCGCAGTAGATGTTGGGGGTAGAAGATATGCGCATAAAGCTTGTTATGAGCAATACCAGGCGCAAATCCCGCTACAAGAAAAAGAATATCAAGCATTAGAATTATATATTAAAAAACTATTTAACTTGGAAACATTATCCGCAAAGATAAGAAAACAAATAAAAGATTATAGAGAGGATTATAATTATACTTATTCAGGTATGTTAAAAACTCTTTATTGATGGTATGAGATAAAAGGTAATACTACTGAGTTAGCAAACGAAGGAATTGGTATAGTACCTTTTGTTTATGATGATGCTTGTAAATATTATTATAATATATACTTGGCTAAATTAGCAAATGATGCTCGCGAGACATATCAACCGGTTGTCACGACAGTTGAAATCGCATCTCCTAGAGTATATGTTCAAACTAAACGGCTTTTTGATATAGAGGAGGAAGGTAAACATGAGTAGTAAATATGTAGATGTTTCAGCTATTATTCAAGTCATTGGTTGTATTTATCAAAACCCTACATTATTAGATAATGAAAATTATTTCTTCCATGAAGATGATTTTACTGAAGAGTTTCATAAAATACTATTCGGTTCTATATATAACTTACATGCGCTCGGCGCAAAAGAAATCTCTGTTAACACAATAGAAGATTATTTAAAAGATAGACCTAAAAGTCTTGCAGTATATAAAAATTATAAAGGAAATGAATATTTAGACAAAATATCACAAAATATTCAACTTTCTACTTTTGATTATTATTATCAAAAAATGAAAAAAATGACTTTATTAAGAATGTATAGTAATGCAGGAATGGATTTATCTTGGTTATATGATGTAGACAATATCTTAGATGCAAAAAAGAAACAAGCTCAAGAAGATTGGTTAGATAATTCATCTCTTGATGCAATAGCCGATTTAATAGATAGAAAAATAACTGAAATTAGAATGAAATATGTAGATGACTCTAATGAAGATTTTATTCAAGCCGGTGAAAAAGTAAATGAATTAATTGAAAGTTTACAAAAGAGACCTGAAATTGGATATCCAATGTTCGGACCTTTCATTAATACAGTTACGCGCGGAGCTCGTTTAAAGAAATTCTATCTACGTTCAGCTGCTACTGGTGTAGGTAAAACGCGTAGTATGATAGCTGATGCATGTTCTATAGCATGCGATAAATTATATGACTCAGATAAAGGCGCTTGAGTTGAAAATGGAACGAAAGAGCCTACAATGTTTATTACAACAGAACAAGAAGTAGATGAAATACAAACAATGATGTTAGCATTCTTATCTGATGTAAATGAAAGTCATATAATATATAATAATTATGAAGCAGGAGAATTGGAAAGAGTATTATATGCAGCAGAATTGATTAAAAAATGTCCAATTTATATTAAAAAACTTCCTGACTTTTCTATGAAGGACATCGAAAACACTATTAAGTTTGGTATTCATGAATGAGATGTTAGATATATATTTTTTGATTACTTACATACGTCTATGAAGATTCTTAGCGAAGTCACATCAAAAACAGGTATTAAAGGTTTAAGAGAAGATAATGTCTTATTTATGATTTCAATTAAACTTAAAGATTTATGTAATGAATATGGTGTATTTATATTAACCGCTACTCAATTAAACGCTGATTACACAACAGCACAACAATATGACCAAAACCTATTGCGTGGTGCTAAATCAATAGCCGATAAAATAGACTTAGGTATGATTATGCTTAAAACTAGTAAAGAAGATAAAGAAGCCCTAAGAGAAGTAATCGCGCGTTTCAAATTTGAAGAGCCCGCAATAAAGATTTCAGTATATAAAAACCGTAGAGGTCAATATAAAGATATATTATTATGGTGCAAGGCTAATCAAGGAACATGTAGAGTAATACCTATGTTCGCAACTGATTATAATTATCAATTGATTGATTTGCCTGATTTACAAATAAATGTTAATCCAAAGATGCAGGTTTCCGCTTTCTAATTGACTATTTTAATAATTTATTATATAATTATTATATATAGGAAAAGAGGTGTATATTAGTGGACAATCTTAAAGAATGGTCTGAAAATATAAAAAATAGTTTAACAATAGACCAAGTTAAAGAGTTATTATATGCCTTAGGCGGAGACCCTGTAACCAAAGGAGAGCTTATAATGTCTAGAACCTTATGCCATGGCGGAAGTAGCCACAAGCTATACTACTATGATAACACAAAGTTGTTTAGATGTTATACAGAATGTTCAGACACCTTTGATATTTTTGACTTTATAATAAAAGTTAAAAAATTAGAAAATATTGAATATACTTTAATGCAATCAATAAATTTTATTATAAATTTCTTTGGTTTAAATGTTTCATTTAATAATGAAGTATTTAGTAATGCGGAAACTGATGATTGGAAAATATTAAATAATTATGAGAAAAAGCAAGAAGTTAAAGAAGAAAGAATAATAGAGTTTAAGTTTTATGATGATAAGATATTAAAGTATTTACCTAGACCTAAACTTCCTATTTGGTTGGATGAAGGAATTGCGCAAGATGTTATGAATCATAATGGTATTGCTTTTGACCCGGTAAACTGGGGAATAGTAATTCCGCACTATAATATTGACGGTAAATTAATTGGCATTAGAGAAAGAACAATGGTAAAAGAAGAAGAAGCTAATGGGAAATATAAACCCGCAATCTTAAATTATCAAATGTATAATCACCCATTAGGCTTCAATTTATATAATTTAAACAATAGCAAAAACAATATTAGAAAAATAAAAAAGGTTATAGTATTTGAAGGAGAAAAAAGCTGCCTATTATATCAATCTTATTTTGGTATAGATAATGATATAAGTGTCGCGGTTTGCGGAAGTAATTTAACAAATTATCAAGTTCAATTATTACAATCTTTAGATGTAGAAGAAATAGTTATTGCTTTTGATAAACAGTTTAAAGAAATAGGGGATAATGAATTTAAAGGTTGGACTAAAAAATTAAAAGATATAAATAAGAAATATAGCCCTTTAGTAAAAATAAGTTTTATGTTTGATAAATGGAATTTATTAGGATATAAAGATAGTCCTATTGATAGAGGCGCTGATATATTTTTAGAATTATTTGAAAAGAGAGTGAGTATTTAATATGAAAAAAGAAAATCAAGTTGTAGTTTCTGGAGGAATAGGCTTTTTTGAGGCTCTAGGACTAGTATTTATCGTACTTAAGTTATGTGGCGTTATTGATTGGAGTTGGTGGTGGGTATTAGCACCAATTTGGATGCCTATTGCTTTAGTACTAGGAATTATTATAATATTTGCAATAATAGTTGGAATAATGTCATTATTCGACTAAGGAGGAAATATGAAATATAAGTTAATTAATCCAATCAATCCTAGTTATAATACTATTGAGCAGATATTAACTAATAGACATATCCCTCTTGAAGAAGTTGCCCATTATCTTAATACAACAGATAAAGACATAAACAGACCAGAAGCGCTTGGAGAAACTTGTTTAATTAACGCAGCTCGAGTGCTTCTAAGTCATATTAGTGATAATGATAATGCTTTGGTAATAGTAGATTGTGATTGTGACGGTTTTACTGCAGCCGCAGTATTAATCAATTACTTACATGATATTTTCCCCGCTTGGGTAGAAAATCATTTGAAATGATGGGTTCATGAGGGCAAACAACATGGAATAAATGATTGTTTAGAATATATAGATAATCATAATTTTAATTTACTAATAGTTCCTGATGCTGGGTCTAATGATTATGAAGCTCATGAAATGTTGCAAAAACAATTAATAGACACAATAATATTAGACCACCACTTGGCAGATAAAGTGAGTGAATATGCAATAGTAATAAACAATCAATTAAGTGATTATAACAATAAAGATTTTTCAGGAGTTGGTATTGTTTGGCAGTTTTGTCGCTATTTAGACCAATTACTAGATTGAAATTATGCAGATAATTATTTAGATTTAGTAGCTTTAGGAAATTGTGGCGATATGATGAGTCTGACATCAATAGAAACTAAACACATTATAACAAAAGGATTTGAACCAAATAATATCCATAATCCTTATATATATGAAACTTGGCAAAAAAATAAGTTTAAATTAGGTGAACATATAACATCTATAAATGCCGCTTTTTATATTGTTCCTTTAATTAATGCAGTGCAAAGAAGTGGAACAATAGAAGAAAAAGAATTATTATTTAAGTCAATGCTTAAATATGAAGCATTTACTATGGTGCCTTCTACTAAACGCGGACATGCGCCAGGAGAGCAAGAAAGAATTGTTGACCAAGCTATAAGAACTTCTAATAATGTAAAAAATAGACAAACAAGAGAACAAGATAAGGCAATGGAACAATTAGAATTGCTTATGAAAGACTTGAATTTATTAAACCACAAAGTAATTTTATTTACATTAGAGAGTGGCGCAATAGATAGAAACATAGCAGGGCTTATAGCAAACAAGATAGCTAACAAATATCAACGTCCTTGTTGTATATTGTTCGACACTCCAGAAGGATATCAAGGTAGCGCAAGAGGCTATGAGATGACGGGAGTTACTAACTTCAAGACTATATGCGAAGAGTCTGGAGCTGAATGGTGTCAAGGGCACGAGAATGCATTTGGTATGTGTTTAGCGGCAACAGCGGTTGAAAATTTCTTAACTAAGACTGATGCAGCATTAGCCGACATTTCCGCAGAGCCAATATATTATGTAGACTACATATATACAGGTGCAGATGTTCAAGCGCAAGATATTCTTACTATTGCTGGACTTAGCGATTTATGGGGCAAAGATATGGATGAACCATATATCGCAATAGAAAATTTAAAAGTTAGTAAAGATATGGTTACTATTTATAGAAAAACAAGTAATACAATTAAAATAACATTACAAAATAAAATAAGTTTAATGATATTTAATGCTACTGAAGATGATTGTGATAAATTACAAAATTTTGATACAGCTTATATATCCATCAATGCAGTAGGAAAATGTAATATAAATGAATGAATGGGTAATCAAACTCCTCAACTATTTGTTGAAGACTATGAGATTACTGGTTCTGGTAAATATTTGTTTTAGTTGATTTCTAAAATAAATTATGATATAATTATAATATAAGGAGGAGAAATGGAATTAAACGAGAAGCAAAAGCAAGGTTTGCAAATTGCTGTTGACAGATATAATCAAGGTTTTAAATACACGGTTATTGCGGGATATGCAGGTACAGGTAAGTCAACTTTAGTCAAGTTTATTATATCCGCTCTTCCAGATATAGACCCAGAGATTGATGTAGTATACACCTCATTCACTGGTAAAGCTACACAGGTCTTACAGAAGAAAGGAAATAAAAATGTAAGCACATTACATAAACTTTTGTTCGAGAGTATACCTCGCCCTGATGGGACTTTCTTCCGTAAACCTGTGGAAATTGTACCTTATAAGATAGTAATAGTTGATGAATGTAGTATGGTGCCAAAAGACTTACTTCAAAGATTAGCTAGTTATTCAGTTCACATTATATGCTTAGGTGACCCAGGACAGTTACCTCCAGTAGAAAAGAATGATGACAACCACTTACTTGACAATCCGCACATATTCCTAGATGAAATTATGCGTCAAGAGGCTGAAAGTGAAATTATCAAATTAACTATGGAGATACGTGATGGGAAACCGCTTAATCATTATGTAGGACAACAGGTGCAAATATTAGACAAAGATGAATTAACAACAGGTATGTTAGAATGGGCAGACCAAATAATATGCGCAACAAATGCAACGAGAGTGGCGCTAAATAATCAAATGAGAGACCTATTGGGGCATGAGGGTGACCCTGAAGATGGAGATAAAGTTATATGTCTTAAAAATAATTGGGAAATATTCTCTGATGATGAGAACCCTCTTGTTAATGGGACTATTGGTTATTTAAAAAATAGTTTTAGCACATATATAAATCTACCCGCTAGAATATCAAGTGATGGAAGAATTAAAAAGGTAGATATAGTAAAAGCGGAATTCATATCTGATACAGGCGAAAGCTATGGCGATTTAGATATGGATAAAAAGCTAATACTGACAGGAGAACCTGGACTCGATTGGAAAACTACTTATAAGATGCGTAGGAATTGGAAATATATGAATATGGTTCCTGAACAATTTACTTATGGGTATGCAATAACTTGCCACAAGGCACAAGGTTCAGAGTGGGATAAGGTTTTGGTTATTGAAGAAGGCTTTCCTTATGTTTCAGAAGAACATAAGCGTTGGTTATATACAGCGTGCACAAGAGCTGCTAAAAAACTTGTGATAATTAGAAAATAGAGGAGAGATAGAATGAGTAAATTATATAAGATTGACAGAGTTGTAGATGACAGATGGGCTGTTTGGTATCAAGAGATTAATGCCAAAGGAAAATTAGGAGTATATAAAATCATTGATTTATACCCTGGGACAAGACCTGCTAAATTTGCTTTTAGATGGAAAGTAAATGGAAGTAAAAGCCAAGAACAACTAGATAGTCAAATTATATTTAATGCTATTAAAAACTTTTATAAAAATAATAATGGATTTAAACCTAAAAGAAGATTAGAAGAAAGTGAATAGTAATGAAAATAAGAACTAGTTATTTTTATCAAATTAGAAATTTCAACAAGAATATGATTCCAATGTCTACTGCGTTGTGGGATCCAGCCTGGTTCCATGCCAACCAAGGTCCGAATCATATTTTTTATGATGCAAGAAAAATTTTAAATGGAACTAGACTTAATCCTATAATAGAGGCGGGTGCTAAATGTGGGCAACAAGAACCACATCTATGCCCTTGTGAAGAAAAGGATTATTTAAGATGTTCTTTTTTAAGTAATTATAGAAAAAATTTAGAAGAAATAAATTTTGATAAGATGATTGCGGATTTGCAAACATTTGCGCAATTCTATCAAGAAAAGCATCAAATAGAAGATGAAATAATAATAGTTCTTATAGTATATGAAGCGCCAGGTAATATGTGCAGTGAACGTGCGCCTCTTCAAGAATATTTTACTGCACACGGATGGGAATGTAAGGAGCTAGATTATCCAATAAACAACTTAGCCTCCATCAAACACTTACCATTTGACTTTTAATTAAAAGACGAAAACTTGACTATTCGTAAAATTTTTGATATAATATATATATAGAAAAGAAAGAATAGGAAGTGAATAGTTATGATAAATCAAGGTATTTATAAAATAACTAATTTAATTAATTATAAATGTTATGTTGGGAAAACAAATAATTTTGAAAGAAGAAAAAAAGACCATTTTAGATTAGCAAAAACAAAAGGACATAAAGAGTATAATAAAAGTTTATATCAAGCAATTAGAAAATATGGAGAAGAAAATTTTTCTTTTGATATTTTAGAAAGCCTTGAAGATTATTCAAAGGCTGACGAAAGAGAAAAATATTGAATTCAAAAGTTAGATAGTTTTAAAAATGGTTATAATGAATCTAAAGGCGGAGACGGTGGAAGTTTAAAAGGCCATTGTCAAGGAAGCCAAAATGGGCGCTCTCTTCTTTCAGAACAAGATATTATATATATAAGAACATTATTTCAACAAGGATGCTCAAGACAAGAAGCCTATGAGCCTTTTAAAGAAAAAATTTCTATCAATGGTTTTTCAAGAATATGAAATGGAACAACTTGGGCACATATTATGCCAGAGGTTTATACAAAAGAAAATATAAATAGAAATGCAATAATGGGGAAACAAAAAGGGGGTCTCCAAAGAAGAAAATTAACAATAGAAGAGGTAAAACAAATTAGAAAATGGAGACAAGAAGGAATTACTTATCAAGATATTGCAAATAAATTAAAAAACAAAGTTTCTTTATCAACAATAAAAGATGTTGGTAATTATAGAACTTATAGGGAGGTGGAATAATGGAATGGAGCAAACGTTTTGAAGTACATGCTCATACGATGTACTCTAATATTCGTTTACTTGATAGCATTAATCGTCCAAAGGACTTAATTAACAGAGCCATTGAGCTTGGATTGGCGGGAATATCTATAACTGACCATGAAATTCTTTCAGCTCACCCTGAGATAAACTTTTATCAAAAAGAAATTGAAGAAAAGTATCCTGATTTTAAAATAGCATTAGGTAATGAAATATATTTAACAAACACACGTGATATGGGGCAAAGATATTATCACTTTATTTTGATTGCAAAAAATAAAGAAGGGCATAGAGCATTAAGAGAGTTATCCTCAAGAGCGTGGATGAATAGTTATTGGGACAGAGGTCTTGAAAGAGTCCCAACATTAAAAAGTGATATTGAAGAAATAATGAAAAAGTATCCTAATAGTTTGATAGCAACAACAGCATGTTTAGGAGGAGAGTTAAGTGTTAATACATTGGCGTTAATCACGTCAGAACAAACAGGCGACACCAATAGCGCAGCAACAGCACATAATAACATAGTTAACTTCCTATTATGGTGTAAAGAAGTATTTGGAGAAGATAATTTTTATATAGAGTGTGCGCCAGGTACATCAAGAGAACAGATTTTAGTAAATAAAAGATTTCCTGCTATTGCAAAAGCATTTGATTTGAAAATGGTTATAGGGTCAGATGCGCATTATCTTAAAAAAGAAGATAGATATGTTCATAAAGCATACCTTAATAGTAAATTTGGAGAACGTGAAGTAGATGAGTTCTATGAGTTTGCATACCTTCAAACAAATGAAGAAATTGTAGAACATTTACATGCATCTGAATTTAGTGATGAATTTATAAATGAAATGTTTGACAATAGTTATGGAATTTGGAATAAAATAGAAAAATTTAGTTTAGCACATGCGCAAACTATTCCGCATGTTGAAGTAGATGATTATCCTAAAGTAAATAATAGTTTAATAGATTATCCAATATTAAATAATATGATGAACTCAGACGATAAAGTTAATAGATATTGGGTAAATAAATGTGTAAATAAATTAAAAGAAATAGATAAATATAATGAAACATATTTAAGTAGATTGGAAGAAGAAGCAGATATAAAGCAAACAATAAGTGAAAAGTTAGGAACTAATATGTTTAGTTATCCGGTAACTTTACAGCACTATGTTGATTTGTTCTGGAATTGCGGAAGTATCGTTGGTGCCGGTCGTGGTTCAAGTTGTTCAGGTTTGAATCACTATCTATTAGGTATCACACAACTTGACCCAATCAAATGGGAGCTTCCATTCTGGAGATATTTGAATAAGGAACGTGTAGAATTAGGAGATATCGACTTAGATTTATGTCCAAGTAAAAGACCAAAGATTTTAAATGAAATTAAGAAAGAAAGAGGACAAAACTTCAATAGTAATGTTGATGATTTAAGTCGTAAGAATTTAGGTTGTACTTTGATAGCAACATTTGGAACTGAAGGAACTCGTTCAACAATCTTAACCGCATGCCGCGGATATAGGAGTGAAGATTATCCAGATGGAATAGATGTTGATACGGCGCAATATTTAAGTTCATTAATTCCTAGTGAGCGTGGATTCTTATGGTCATTGTCAGATTGTATAAATGGTAATGAAGATAAAGGTAGAAAGCCAATCAAAACATTTATAAATGAAGTTAACTTATATCCTGGATTATTAGATATAATGTCAGGAATTGAAGGTTTAGTAAATAAACGTAGTTCTCATGCAAGTGGAGTTATCTTGTTCGATGAAGACCCATATGAATTTGGTTCATTTATGAGAACTCCAAAAGGTGAAGTTATCACAGCTTATGACTTGCATATGTGTGAAGCATGTGGTATGACAAAATATGATTTTTTAGTAACAGAAGTTCAAGATAAATTAGCTGAAGCAATAAGAATGTTGCAAGATTATGGTGAAATAGAAAGTGATTTGACATTAAGAGAAATTTATGATAAGTATTTTCACCCAAGTGTTCTTCCTATTGATGACCAAGATATTTGGAAAGTTCTTCAAGAGAATAGTGTATTAAATATCTTTCAGTTTGATAGTGATGTGGGCGGACAAGCAGCTAAGAAGATTAAGCCTAGTTCAATGTTAGAAATGGCGGATGCAAATGGATTAATGAGATTAATGACAGCGGAAAAAGGTCAAGAATCTCCAATGGAAAAATATATTAGATATAAAGATGATATCTCATTATGGTATAAAGAAATGAGAGAGTATGGTTTAACTCAAGCAGAACAAAAAGTGTTAGAGCCATATTTTAAAACTTCATATGGAGTTCCACCAAGTCAGGAACAATTAATGCGTATGTTGATGGATGAGAATATATGTGGATTTACATTGGCAGAGGCGAACGCCGCACGTAAAGTTGTTGGTAAAAAGCAAATGAGTAAGATACCTGACCTTCGTAAAAAAGTGTTAGACCAAGCTAAATCCCCATGTTTAGGTAATTATGTATGGACATGCGGTATTGGTCCACAAATGGGTTATTCATTTAGTATCATCCACGCATTAGCATATAGTTTCATTGGTTTTCAAACTATGTATATAGCAACAAGATGGAATCCTATATATTGGAACACAGCTTGTTTAGTAGTTAATAGTGGAAGTCTTGAAGATGGAGACGAATTTGAAGAAGATGAAGAAGGAAATGTTGAGAAAAAAGAACGTGGAACTGATTATGGTAAAATAGCAAAAGCCATAGGAGATATTATATCAAGAGGAATTAGAGTTAGTTTAGTTGATATAAATAAATCATCATATAGTTTTGAACCTGATGTAGAAAATAATGAAATATTATTTGGTATGAAAGCGTTAAATAATGTAGGAGGTCCAGTAATAGACCAGATTATAGCGCACAGACCATATAGTGGTATTCAAGATTTCATGGCAAGATGTCCACTTAACAAAAGCGCAATGTTTAGTTTAATTAAAGCAGGAGCTTTTGATAAATTAGAAATAGATTTAGGAAAAGAATTAGGTGTTGAGCCAAGATTGGCGGTTATGGCATATTATATATCTCAAGTATGTGAAGCAAAAAAGAGAATAACTTTACAAAATTTTAATGGTTTGATACAACATAATCTTATCCCTAGTGAATTAGAACTTCAAAAGAAAACTTATCTATTCACAAAATATTTGAAAGCAAATAAAAAGACAGGAAAATATTATGTGTTTGATAATGAATGTGAAGAATTTTATAATAAATATTTTGACCCTGACCAGTTAGATGTAATAAATGGATTAACTTGTATATTGCAAGAAAGATGGGAAAAGATTTATCAAGCACAAATGGATGCTGCGCGTAATTGGATTAGAGATAATCAAAGTGAAATATTAAAGAACTTTAATGATTTATTATTTAAAGAATGTTGGGAAAAGTATGCAACAGGAAATATAAGTTCATATGAGATGGAAGCATTGTGTTTCTATTATCATGAACATGAATTAGCACATGTTAATAAAAATAGATATGGTGTAATTGATTTTGATTCATTACCTAGTGAGCCTATTGTTGATACATATTTTAAAAGAAATGGGCATGAATTGCCAATATATAAAATATATAAAATAGTTGGAACAGTTATTGGCAAAAATGATACTCGTTCATCAATAACACTATTAACTCCAACAGGAGTAGTAAATGTTAAGTTCACAAAAGATTACTTTACAATGTATAATAGACAATTAAGTGAAGTTCAAGAGGATGGAACAAAGAAAGTAACTGAAAAAGGTTGGTTTACAAGAGGTGTTAAATTATTAGTAGCGGGATTCCGCAGAGATGATACATTTGTAGCAAAAACTTATAAGAACACAGGTTTCCATCAATTATATAAAATAACATCTATTGATGATAAAGGAAATATAGAAATAACTCATGATAGAGAGGGGGTTACATCAGATGAATAAAATAAAAGTAATTGCGCTATTTGGTAAAAGCGGTGCGGGAAAAGACACAATTCAAAAAATGATGTTAGACCAAAACACTAATTATCATAAAGTAGTTAGCTGTACAACACGTCCTAAAAGAGATTATGAAGAAGAAGGAGTAGATTATTTCTTCTTAACTGAAGATGAGTTTGCTAGAAAAACAATTAGTGGAGATATGTTGGAAACAACTATCTTCCGCAATTGGTTTTATGGTACTCCTATTGACGGATTAGACCCAGATAAAACTAACGTAGGCGTATTTAATATATCAGGTATTGCCAATATGCTTAAAGACAATAGGCTAGATATTCACCCTATATATGTTCAAGCAACAGACAAAACTAGACTTATCCGCGCGCTTAGAAGAGAAGAAAATCCAGATTGCGCAGAGATATGCAGACGTTATATGACAGATGAGGAAGATTTTCAAGATATTCCTTTTGAATATAAAGTTTTTAATAATGAACGCGAATTAGATTTGCAAGACTTAAAATTAAGCAGAAGTAAATAATTATTTACTTTTGTTTTTCATATAAATATAAAGGTTAAATCCTTGAAATAATTAAATACTAAGGAGGAACTTATATGAACGTTATTAAACGCGATGGGAGAGTTGTGCCATTTGACTCTTCTAAAATTAGAAATGCCATATTAAAAGCATTTATGGCAGTAGATGGCGAAATTAGCGAATATGCGCAAACAAAAGCAGAAAACATTGCAGATTATATTGAAGGGTACTATTTAGATGTTGATGAAACGCCTGAAATAGAAGAAATTCAAGATTTAGTTGAAAAAGGTTTAATGAGTTGTAAGCGCAAAGATGTAGCTAAAGAATACATTCTTTACAGAGAAGAAAGAAATAAGATTAGAAATAAAAACTCTAATCTAATGAAAAACATTAAGGAAAAGATTGAAGCATCAAATGTTCAAAATCAAAATGCAAATATTGATGAATATTCATTTGGTGGTCGTATGGGCGAAGCAAGATCAGCGCTCATGAAAGATTATGCGCTTAACTATCTAGTATCACCAATGGCTAGAGAGAACCATTTGAATAATGAAATATATATTCATGATTTAGACGCATATGCAGTTGGTATGCATAATTGTTTAACTGTTCCTTTTGATAAATTATTAGCAGAAGGTTTTAACACAAGACAAACTGACGTAAGACCAGCTCGTTCAATCAACACTGCATTTCAATTAGTCGCTGTATTATTTCAACTTCAATCATTACAACAATTTGGAGGAGTTAGCGCCAGTCACCTAGATTGGACTATGGTTCCATATGTTAGAATGAGTTTTTTCAAACATTTAAAAGATGGTGCTAAATATATTGATGAAATAGATTTTACATTAAAATTATATCATGCAGACACTGATACTTTTGAAACTATTACAAATTTAAAAGATTTAACAATTGAAAATTGGAATAAAGACATGTCTATTGCTAGAGAAAGATGCGGAGTAAGTGATAAAACATATCAATATGCAATGGATATGACAGAAAAAGAATTAATGCAAGCTGTTCAAGGAATGTATCACAATTTAAATACATTACAAAGTAGAAGTGGAAATCAATTACCATTTACTTCTATAAACTATGGTACTTGTACTTTACCTGAAGGTAGAATGGTTACAAAAGCATTGTTGGAAGGTTCTATTGAAGGTGTTGGTAAGGTTAGAAAGACTCCAATATTTCCATGCGGTATCTTCCAATGTATGAAAGGTGTTAACCGCAAACCTGGAGACCCTAATTATGATTTATTCAAGCTAGCACTTAAATCAACAGCTCAAAGATTATACCCTAACTATGTTAATGTAGATTGGTCTGTTAATGCTGGATACGATGTTAATGACCCTAAAACATATGTTTCAACAATGGGATGTAGAACATATAATGGTAGTGATATAAACGCAGAACCTGGAACAAATCCTCAAACTAAGGATGGCCGCGGAAATATCTGCCCAGTAACTATTGTAATGCCTACTCTAGCTATGGAGGCTAATAAAGATGTTGAAGCCTTTATGGAATTGCTAGATAAGAAAATCTATGAAGCAAGAGACATGTTAGTAGAAAGATATCAATGGATAATTAGCCAATCACCTGAATCCGCAAAATTCATGTATGAAAATAATATTATGCTTGGATATGATGGAAAAACAGTTGAAAGTGCTATGAAACATGGGACTCTTGTAATAGGCCAAATAGGATTAGCAGAAACATTACAAATTTTAATTGGTAAAGACCATACAACAGAAGAAGGAATGGAATTAGCAAAAAGAATTGAACAACTATTTAAAGATAGATGTGCGCAATTCAAAAAAGATTTACACTTAAATGTTGGTGTTTATTATACACCTGCTGAAAATATGTGTTATACATCAATGAAGAAATTCAAAGATAGATATGGAGTTATCCCTAATGTAAGTGATAGAGATTACTTTACTAATAGCATTCACGTTCCTGTATGGAAAGAAATGAGCCCATTTGATAAAATTGATATTGAAGCTCAATTAACAGGTTATAGCAACGCCGGATGTATCACTTATGTAGAATTAGAAGGCGGAGTTAAGAATAACCTTGATGCTCTTGAAGAAATAGTAAATTATGCTATGGATAAAGATATACCTTACTTTGCAATTAATGTTCCTAATGATACTTGTTTAGATTGTGGATATACCGATGAATTTAATGACAAGTGTCCAATGTGTGGAAGTGAACATATCCAACAATTACGTAGAGTAACTGGATACTTAACTGGTGATTACAAAACCGCATTTAATAAAGGTAAAATTCAAGAGACTGAACAAAGATATAAACACAGCAAAAAGTTGGAGAATTGAAATGATTAACATTGCTGGGTTAAATAAAAATGACGTGGTTAATGGAGAAGGAGTAAGCGTAAGCGTGTTTCTTCAAGGATGCCACTTCCATTGCCCAGGTTGTCATAATCCTGAGGCTTGGCCTGAAGATGGCGGACAACCTTATATGGAACAAGAATTTATAAATATTGTTCTTAAAGCAATTGGCGCAAATGGCATTATGCGCAACCTTAGTATCTTAGGAGGAGAACCTCTTGATACTAAAAACAAAATAGAATTTATTAAACAACTTATATATCAAGTAAAAAATAAATATCCTAACATAAAAATAGTTTTATGAACAGGTTATGAATATGAAGAAATAAAAAATAGAGTTGATTTAAAATATATTTTAAGCAATATTGATTACTTGATTGATGGCCCATTTAAAATTGAAGAGCGCGATATCACATTAAAGTGGCGCGGTAGCCGCAATCAAAAAATAAGAAATTTAAAGACAGGAGAAATAGAATGTTAGATTTTTTAAAAGTAGCTTTTCCAGCTATGATGGTTATTGGAGCGGGTGGAAGTTTAATAGTTAACATAATCGGTAAAGGAGATTGGCCTGTATCATTACAATGGTTAGGAGCATCATTACTTTACACAGGATTATTATTTAGAAATAAATAGGAAAGGAGGCTAAGCGAATGAAAAGCTTAGCCTCTTTTTTGCTTAATGGGAGGTTTTTTATGGAAGACAAAATTAAATCAGTTTGCGATAGAATATTCTATATGGCAAAAAAAAGAAAATCTTTTGAATCCATTTTGAAAGATTTAGACCTAAAAGATTATGAATTAATGGGACTTATTCAATTAATGCACCAAGAGGGATATAATATAGATTATATCAATGGTGAGCTTATTATTCGTAATAAACCCGTAAAGCATGATGATGTATATCAAATACCTAATAATTTAGAACATCTTAAATTATTATTAATAAGTGATACTCATTTAGCTAGTAAATATGATAGAATAGATATTTTAAAATATTTATATAATAAAGCAGATGAACAAGGCATAAAACATATTCTTCATTCTGGAGATTTTACAGATGGCAGAAGTAATAGAGCTGAACAGGTATATGAATTGCGTGAACCATCTTATGAAGGACAAGTAGAATACTGTGTAGATAAATATCCTAGATTTGATGGTAAAACATATGTTATTCAAGGAAATCATGATGATTGGTGGTACAAAAGCGCTGGTAGTGAAATTGTTAAATCAATAGCAAAAGAAAGAGATGATATTGTTTATCTAGGTCCAGATGTTGCAGATATGCGCATTGGAAATCTAAAAATTCGTATGTTTCATGGTTCTGGCGGAGGCGCATATGCTAAATCATATAAATTACAAAAATATTTAGATGCTATTCCAAACAATGAAAAACCTGATATTTTACAAACAGGACACATACATCAATCATTTTATATGAAACAAGATAATACACATTGTTTCCAAACAGCATGTCTAGAAGATTTAACCCCTTATTGTAGAGGTATGGGACTAGCTAATGATAAATCAGTATGGTGGGTAGATGTAGATTTTGATGATAAAGGAAATGTTCATTCAATATCTCCTACTCTTGAAACCTTTGATAAAAAAAGAATATATAGAAAGAAGTAATTGAAATGAAAGAACTTACTAAGGATATGATACAAATATATAACTTACAAATCTTTAAATATGATTTTATGGGTTATACTTTTTCTAAACCAAGTGAATTAAGTTTTCATCATTTAATAATACCAAAAAAGGACTCACGAAAAGAGGGTATCGGGGATGGATATGTATGGTGAAACGGCGCCATACTTGTCAGAAATACAGCTCATGATTATTTACATAGAATTGAACAAATTGACAGAGATACCTTTTTAAGAATTACTGACCAAATGGTATTAGAAAATGTTAATAAAAAAATAGATAAAGATACGTTATTACGCATTAGAGAATATTTAGTTAATTTTGAAGATAAACATTATGATGACACAGATAAATATGGTAAACGTTTAATCAAGAAAGAATTTATTACTAATCGAATTCATTTATAATTTTGACTTTTTATAAAATATATGATATAATATTTATATAAGTGAAAAGAGGAATAATATTTTATGATGAGAAGAATTTTAAATTATAATAATGAAGAAGATAGAGAAATCTTATCTCAGACTAGCGCTGAGGTTACTGATTTCAATAGCGAAGAATATAAACAACTTATCCAAGATTTGAAAGATACTTTTGATAAAATCCCTGATGCGCGTGGTATATCCGCAATTCAAATTGGAGTTCCTTTACGAGTATGTATTTGTAAATGGGGAACTATGTATATAGTTATAACCAATCCTACTTTTACAAGAGTTAGAGGAAGTCAAGATTTTATTGAAGGTTGTTTAAGTGTGCCTTTTGTTTTTAAGAAAATCAATAGGTATCAAAAAGTATGGTGTGCTTACAAGGATGAAAATGGTAATGACGCGGAAATCGCTGAGGGCGGCCGCATGAGTGATATTATTCAACATGAAGTAGACCATATGAATGGAAAGTGTTTACTATATGATGAAGAAAAAGTATTATAATTCAGCGGACTATAAAATAAGATACACAAAAATAAATAGACTTAAAATAAAATATAATAAATTTGATTTTAAAATAGAAGGGTTCTATACAATAAAAAATGTTGAAAAAATGTATGATATTATTTTCCAATTATTAGAACGTATGGATAACTATAGAACTTTTCGTGAAATAGATTCTTTTGTAAAACAATGGTTATTATATAATAAAATTTATAGCATATTTAATACTTTAAAAATAAAAAATACTTATAAATATAATTTCCATTATAAATTAAATATTTTTCAAAGAATTATTTTAAGACTATTAAGTTTGTTCTCGATTAAATATTGGAGATACCTACTTAAATATAAAAAATATGAATTATACTATCATATAAATAAAGGAGATTTTATTAAATGGATGAAGAAAAAGAAAAAAAAGAAATTGAATTCGGTACATTATATGATGTAAATAAAAATTTAGTTAAACAAAAAGAAATAAAATTAAGTGAAACTGCGCTAAATAGCAAAAAATTAATTGTTAGAGATTTTATTTATAAACAAAATAATAATTATTATATGCTACTTTGCAATGAAAGAAAAGATTACACTGTCTTTGATTTCAAGAGAGATAGAGATAATTATGATTGGGATACCCCAGTTTGTGAAGATTGTGCAAAATGTTTAATAGATGAATGTTTAACTAATCGTGGCGAAATTCGTGGAATAGATTTAACTAAAGATAAAGATGCTATTGAAATATGGATGGTAATAGATGACGATGCTTATGTATATTACTTCTTCCCATATGATAATGGTGTTATAAACGATTTTTAAAAGGAGGTAATATAATGAAGAAAATTGTTACTGTAATTAAACCTTTTACATTAAAACAAAATGTTTATGTTTATGAAGATAACGAAGTTATTGATGTAACTCAAATAGAATTATCTAAATTAGAAGATGCTATTACATCAAAAGCAGAAGAATATAATATAGACGATATTACATTAGTTGGCGCAAAAAAATTCTCTGCTGGAATTAAAAATAAAATTCAAAATGCGGAAATGGCAAAATATAATTGTAATAAATTAAATATAGAAATAAGAGCTAACTAGGAGGATATATGAAATATTTATTAAAAACAACAGAAGAATATAGAGTTAGCACACAAGAAGAGGCTACTCAATTAATTGAAGAAGCTAAAAAAGAAAGCGGATATATACTCCAAAAATATGGCTCTCAATATAAAGAGAGAAAACAAAAAGGAGAAGTAATTGATGCTTATTTTAAAGTTACTTTGACTAAATTCTTTACAGATGAGAAAGAGCCAGAATTTCAAACTAAAGTAACATATGAACAGGAGAGTGCTTATTAGTATGATGTGAACAATTATGTATAAAAAATTAAATGAATTTGCTCAAATACCAACAAGAGGTAGTTTATATTCTGCAGGATATGATTTATATGCTGCGATTGAAGAGCCAATAACAATACAACCTTATACAGTAGAAAAAATTGGAACTGGATTAAGTTTTCAGCTTCCTCCTGATAGATTTGCAGGAATTTTTGCAAGAAGTGGACTAGCTACAAAACAAGGCTTAAGACCAGCTAATTGTGTAGGAGTTTGTGACCGCGATTATACTGGAGAATATGTTGTAGCACTATATAACGATAGTGACCAAGAACAAACAATCAACCCTGGAGATAGAATCGCACAAATGATATTATTACCTTTTGATGCAATGACTTTTAAAGAAGTACAACAACTAGATGAAACTGAACGTGGAGACGGTGGATTTGGTAGTACAGGAGCTTAATATGTTAGAAATATTAGGCGGATTTGCTACTAGAATACTATGATTTGCAATGGGATTTGCCTTTGCCGCAATATTAGGAGCAGCTAGTAGAAATAGTGATTAAAAATTAGTGATGAAAATCACTTTTTTATTTGCACAAAATTTTGACATATCTCGAATTTTGTGATATAATCTAAATATAAGGAGAAAAATATGGAAGGTAAAAAAATTAGTATTATAATTCCTTATTATAATACACTTGAACATACTAAAAAATTATTAACAAATTTAAATCTTCAAAGACGCGGAACTAATACCGAAATTATATTAGTAGATGATTGTAGCAACGGAGAAAGTTTAAAATCTTTAGTAGATATTTATATAAGAAATGAAAAAAATTATGGTGTTTGCCACTCTAGAAACGTAGGATTAAATGCTGCGACTGGAGATTTTATTACATTTATTGATTGTGATGATATGATACTAGAAAATTATATGTTTACTCTAGTTGGAGAAGCTAAAAAAGGAAATGATTTAACTTGGATTAGTTGGCGTTCTCAATATGGAAATGCTATTGCAGAAAGTACTAAACAAATTAATATTGCTCCATGGGGTTGCATGTTTTCAAAAAGAATATTTGAAAAATTAAGATTTGATGAAACTTTTAATGTTGGTGAAGAGTCTGGATTTTGAGATAAAATCTTTTTAATGAAAGATTTGACAATAGGATATAGTACAAATCTTATTTATGATTATATTATTAGAGAAGATAGTTTAACTCGTAAATATGACAAACAAGAAGTTTCAAAGAAAAAAGATTTTGATTATTTAGCTACAATATTTATCCCTGTATATAATCAAGAGGAATATGTTATAAAAGCTCTAGATAGTCTACCATTAAGAGATGATGTTGATATAGTGGTATTAGATGATGGTAGTAAAGATAATACTTATAAGAAATTAAAAGAATATAGAGATGAACATCCTGAAAGAAAATTTACTTTATTACATTACAAAAAAAATAGAGGGCTAGGCGCTATGAAAAATATCGTATATAAAAATGCAAAAGGCGTTTATGTAGGAGAATTAGATAGTGACGACTATGTTTATACTAATGAATATAATAAAGTATTAGAAGAATTAGATATGGATGCTGATATAGTTTATATGAACTTACAAACTAATTCAGGAGAGGTTTATAAATTAACTGCAAACTCAAAAATGAACCTATGCTCAGGAATTTGCAAATTTATTAAAAAAGATTTAATAGGTGAAACTAGATGCGCAGAAATTAAAACACCTGCTGAAGATTGGCAATTTAATCTAGATATTCAAGCTAAACCTCATACAGACAAATTTACAAATATAACTGCTTATCATTACAACTATCCACGCGAAGGTAGCTTATCTCATCAACAAAGAATAGAAGATGCAAAGAAATAATGAAATTCGTAATAATGGCAGCAGGAGCCAATAAAAACTGAAATGATTATTTGGGAATACCTAAACATATGATAGAAGTTGGCGGGGAACCTTTAATAGGGAGAACCGCCCGTCTACTAAAAGAAAATGGAATAGATGATTATATAATTACTTGTAATAATGGTTGTTATGCACAATTCGGTCAAACCTTTGAACCCACTAGGTACGACTGTGAAATAGACAGATTTGAAGAAACCTTCTTAGAAGAACCTGTGTGTTTTTTATATGGAGATGTTTTTTACACTCCTGAAGCAATGTATACAATAGTAAATATGCCTACTAAAGATATATTATTCTTTGGTAGCGAGGGAGAAATGTTTGCAATAAAAATAAAAAATTGTGAACACTTTAAAAAAGCAAAAGCACATATTAAAAAACTATATCTTGAAGGTAAAATAAATCGTTGTATTTGTTGAGAGATATATCGCTACTTGCATAATTTACCCTTGGATGAACATATTCTTACAGATGATTATATTAAAATATTAGATGGAACAGATGATATAGACTTCCCTTGAGATTATGAAAATTTTAAAGAAAGAATGTCTAAATTACTGTAAAAAGGAGATAAATTATGGAGACAATAGAAACAACAAACTTATATTACTTTCATTCTATATTAGAAATTGGCGGAATTGAAACATTTTTCTATTATTTAGCTAAAAAATATAAAGATTGAGATTTAACAATCGTGTATAGAGAAGGCAATGCAAGACAACTAGAAAGATTAAGAGAATATGTAAGTTGTATTCAATATCAACCTGGAATGAAATTTAAATGTATTAGAGCGTTTTTCAACTTTAACACAGACATAATTGAAGATGTAGAAGCTACTGATGGTTATTATTTAGTTCTTCATGGTGACTATGAAGATATGTTAAAACGTAAACAATTACTAAGAGAAAATTTTCCAGGACATAAAAAAATAACTAAGTATATTGGTATATCTAAACAGGTGTGTGCAGCATGAGAAAGAGTTACTGGTAATAAAGCAGAATTATGTTATAACCCATTTAGTCCAGATAAACCTCATAAAAAACTTAAACTAATTAGCGCAACCCGCCTATCTGTAGAAAAAGGCGGAAACCGCATGGTCAAATTAGGGGAAGCTCTTGATAAACTAGGCGTTGATTACGAATGAGATATTTATTCAAATCGTGGTATTAATCAAAAATTGAGCCCACACATGCATTTAAAAAATACTAAACTTAATATTATAGATGATATTGCACAAGCAGATTTTTTGATACAGCTATCTGATAATGAAGGCTATTGTTATTCAATAGTAGAAGCTCTTAATTTACACGTTCCTGTTGTCATAACACCTATCCCAGTATTTAAAGAAATTGGTTTAGATGATACTAATTCTATCACTCTTGAATTTGATTGTTCAAATGTTATGGATGTTGCAAAACAAATTACAAATAAAGAATTTCATTTTAATTATAAACCCGTTGAAGATAGCTGAGATAAAATCTTAATACCGGGTCCTTCTAAATATCAACAAGAATTAAAAAGTAAATATTTGGTTAAAGCAACTAGCGCTTATAATGACTTACATATCAAAGATGCAGAATTAGGTTTTAAACCAGAACCTGGCCATCAATGGTCTATATCTAAAAAAAGATATGACTTTCTAAATGGCGGAAATCCACGTAAAGCTAAATTTGTTGAACTTATTAAAATAATTCCACCTCAAGAACAAGAAGGAGCAAAAATATAATGAATATACTTAGTTTAGATTTATCCACAAAATCAACAGGATGAGCTTATTTTGAAGAAGGTGAACTAAAAGCCCATGGATGTATTACTGCATCTTCTACAGATTTAATAAATAGAATACATAAAATAATTAATGAGCTTAAAGAAGTAACAAAAGATTTTACTATATCAAAAGTAGTAGTTGAAGAAGTAAGACCTGAAGGTGGATATGGTGTAGGTAATCTTAAAACTCATCGTGCTTTAATGTGACTTCAAGCTGCGGTTGCTTTCTGAATTCATGATGATAAATTTCCTATTGAAATAGATTATATTTATCCTAGCTCATGGCGTTCTTCTTTAGGAATTAAAAATGGGCGTGGAATTAAACGTATGACATTAAAAGAAGCAGATATAGATTTTGTTAAAAATAAATATGGTATTACAATAAATGATGATGAAGCTGATGCTATATGTATAGGATTGGCGCAATACCAAGCTCAAGATAATAATGAGATAAATTGAGAATAAAAATTTTTTAAACATATGATAACTTTATCATAAGATTATATAATTTTACAAATAAAGTAATAAATAGATTAAAATTTAAGCAAAAAAAAGAAGAGACACTCGTAAAAAAAGTGTCTCTTTTTTTATTGTTATAATTTTTCAGTTACTCTAGTTGCATTAATTGACATTGTACCACCTGCACGCAAAGGTATGTTCATTGAATTCAACATATAATCTCCATAGATATTACTTGCTATATCTTTTGCGCCTATACGAATATTAGGTTCAAGATGGTAAATAGGTAAACAGTTCATAGATATAGATTCATTATAACCTGTTTTTTCATATAATAGCATTTTAATTTCATTAAAACAACTATTATATATTCCGCCTAATCCTAAACCTTTAAATATATTACTAGCAACTTGAATATATTTTTGATTGCGGTCTTCGCATTCTTTTCTTTTAGCATCTGTATCATCTCGTCCAGCTTCAATCAATACAAAATCTTGAATTTCATTTTCAAATACACAATTAAAGTCATCGCTATTTTCTATTATAGACCTACGACCTATATTGTTTACACTAAATTTACCAACAGTTGTACTTTCATCTATAAAGTCTAAGAAATAATCTACATTTCTAGGGTCTGTTGTGTATTCTTCTCTTCAAGTTCCTGTATGCAAATCATATAATTTAGGTCATTCATTTGCTAATTCTGTATAATAGAAATTAGATTTTAAACCTAACGGTTCTGCAGCTACACCTTGAAGATATAATTCACTGCGCCAATCAGTAGTAGTAATTTCTTCCCATTCTATTTGATTTGTAATATCTACATAATCATATTTAGAATTTGTTGAAGGTGTTGCGACAACTCATTTTCATACATAAACTTTTTCATTTGATAAATCTTCATAGTATACTCCAGCTGCGCCTTGCGTAGGAAAATCACTCTTTGTAGCATATTGCACTGGCATCATAGCTTTTTCAATTCCATCATCTGGGTCCACATAGAAGAATACTTTATATGTATTTCCTGTTTTTGGTTTTTCATCAATAGCTAAATGATAACGAATAGGAAGATTTAACCCTTCTGGAGTTTTGCGCATACCCCATACTACATAATCATTTTTAATATTAGCATATTGAGGATTATTAGAAAATGAAGTAAATATTGGTAAATCACTAAAATCAAAAGCGCGTTTCCCATTTAACATATCATATTTATAATCATCATTAGATAAATTTTCTATTTCTATTGTTGCATGAGATATATTTACATAATTCTTTTTTTCTTGAAATATAAAGTTTCCTCAGACATCATAAAAATATTCATAATTTCCACCTAAATAAGAAACTATTTGGTCTAAGATTGTACAAACATTATCTCCGGCATTTCCAATCAATTCTTTATTATATATATAGTCAGTGTAAATGTATCCAACGTCATCCCCATAATTATAAGTTTTGTCCGGATTATTTTGGTATTCTGTTGTTAAATTATAATCTTCACCACTATGAGTTAAATATAATGGAGTTGTTCCTAATCAGCGCATAACCGCTTTTATTTTAGTATCAACATCATTGATAATTATTTTTCCAAGTTGTTCTCCGCCAAAGTGATTTACTACTTCACGAATAATTTGGTTTACTGTTGGTTGAGTTAAAACTCAATCTCCGTTTGCATCAAGAGTATCATAACTATCAAATTGAGTTGAAGCAGGAATAGTACCTCCGCATGTTCCATTTAATAAACACATTTTATCTTGCGCTTGTACGCTAACAGAAACATTACCCACATCATGTGATATACTGCAGTTAATAATTATATACTCTCCTAATGGTTGTCATATAATAGGATATTGAGTATATTTATCTGTTGTATTAACAATTCCTTTTTCTAAATAAACTCTTTTATTTATTGAAAAAATATTGTTCACATCAGTAATTTGTGAGAACGAATTATCTTCAAAAGCCGCACTAAAATTTACCGCCCTACGCATTGAAGATTCACCATTAATAGTTAAACTACCATCAGTGATTAGGCCCTGCACTTCTTGGATAGGTTCATCTTTCCAAGTAAGCGCAGTAACTCTAACATATTCTTCCGTAACTTGTAATGTATCTATTTGATATAAAAATTCTTTATCATTTCAATAAGGATAATTTCTTTCCATAAGCAACCTCCTTATTCTAATATTTTATATTTATAATAATTATCAACAGTATTAGCAGCTATTTCATTAGCAGTTGCGCTAAATGTTCATATCATTCTTCCTAATTGTTGATTTGGAGAGAAAGATACATCAGTTAATCTAACTAGGTAATTACCTTCAGTAGGAGACCTAAATAATTTAGTTTTTCCATCCATTAAATATTTAATAACTTCATCTCTAAATTTTTTCTCATAAACAAAATCATTATTTGTAGTAGTTTCAAAAGGTTCATTTACAGAATATGAATTAAATTGTTCATATTTTCTTAAATTATCTCTACCGCCATATAAATCTTCTTTTGAAATAAAGTTTTCATTTTCATCCATTTGGCAAGATATAAGTCCTGAAATAGGGAATTGCGCATAATTGATTGCTGCGTTTCTTCTTATATATGGATATGGAGAACCTATTGTTTCAACTTTACCTTCATTAACAACTTGTTTAAATGAACTAACTTGAGGATTAAATTCAATTTTTAATTGCTTATTTGCTATTGTTAAATACATATCTTCTAATACTAGCATAAGTATTTTATTATATTCTTTTAAATATGTTTTTTCTGTACCACTACTTGTGTAAGATTCTAATAAAGCATATTTATATAATCTACCACTTTCAACAGTATTATCAATCCAATCGTATGTAACGCTAGTTTGCGCATTGATACTAATTGTATGCATATCTTCTCAAATAGTAAAATTAGTATCGTCTGAACTACGTTTGATAATTACTTTACCAGTGAATGCTGTTTGCGCACTTCTTGATATACGAGTTGTAATTTGACCTTCTTCTTGATTTTCTTTTGCACTAAAAGTAAATCCTTGGTCAACCCCGCTGTCTCCTGTGATAGTTAGTGTGCCATTTACAGAAGTTTCATATAAACTATTTGTTTGGTAACTTACTGTTAAAGTATAACTTCCTGCATCTAAAATATATTTTAATTTATACCAAAATTCATTTGGATTATTTGATTGTTTATCTGTATATAAAAGTCCACTGTCAACCAATGTTGTGTTACCGCTTTTAATTTCAATTCTATAACTATTTAGATATTCTTTAGTAGAAATATCACTAGTTCCATCAGTAAATTTTAATACACCAGTTAATTCTAATTGTGATTTAGAAATACTGATTGTTTCAGATAATTCTTTACCTTCTATTGTTATGTAATTTTCTGCTATCCATTTTATTAATGTTACTCTTGACCATTCTGAGAAAAAGTCTAGGTTAGCTGCTAATCAGCTATCAATAGCTTGAGGAACAGTAGGGTCTTCTCAATCAATAGGGATAGTACCTGCACCTTCAGCTGTAAATCTAATTTGAACCTTATAAAATTTATCAATATCAAAAGTTCCATCTGTTGCTTCAATAGTAATATAATATTTATTATCATTTTGAATTGAAGTATCTTCAGTAATTGCTTTTAGCATAATTTGAGATGGATATTTAGTTCTGTCTAAAACAGATAAATTAGACTCTTGGTCAGATATTGTAACTTGCGCATTTATTATATCATCTATATCATTATAATCTGAAATAGAAAAATAAACTCTCAATGACTCGCCTGTAATTTGAGCTGGCATATAAGTATCAATTACTGGTGGATATATGTTTAAAGTTGCTGACATATAATTCATCTCCTTTTATCTCATTTTATATTCTCATAATATTTTAAAAAGTTTAATCTTTAATTAATTAATTTAGACCAAAATAAAAAAGAGAGCTATTTGCTCTCTTCAGTTTTTACTACATTTAATAATCCTGATATTTTGTCTGATAAATGTGTTAAATAATTATGAATATCGTCATGATTTTCTTTATATTCATTATCATTATGATATAAAACTAATACTGCACCAATATTATATCCTGTAGCATTAAGCAAACCTCTTGCATAATATGAACGAACATTTCTTGATTTAAGTAGTTCATAAGTTCCAATATCATAATCTTTAATATCTTCTAAATTTTCAACATAACTATGTCCTGTTTTTTCTATTTGATTTACAGGATAACCAACAATAGAACGAAATTGATTTTGAAATTCATTCATTACAGGTTTGTATCCATAGTTAACACTTTCATTAGTGACGCTTACTTTTAAAAAAGATACTGAATTCATATCTTTTCCACCATTATGATATCTAACTACCATAACGCGTCCGCAATGTAAATCACTAACTGCTTTTTGAATTAATGTTTGAATGGCATTGTCTATCTTAATTGCTGTTTTATCTTCTTCCTCGGTCAACACATGGCCACCGGCACATTTTTGCATTTGGTCAATCATTTGATTAAACAGTTTTGTTAACATCGCTTCTTGACTTTTATTTTGTTTAAATGCTAAAAATAAGAAAAGTCCTGCAATTACTACTAGAATGCCAAGTTCAGATATTGCTTTTGCAATTTCTAATCATTCCATATGTAAAACCCTCCTAAAATATTAATTATAGATATTCTATAATTTAATGAAAAAAAATGATAATAAATTAAAACAATTAGCCCAAATAAATTTTTATTTTCATCTTCCTATTGCAATATAATCATATTGCAAAGCTTCTGCTGTACTTTGTGATATATTCCAAGAATATACTTGAAAACCACCTGTTGAAACAGAAGTAGTTCTTTCTTGCGCAGAGGTATAATTATTACCACCACTTCTCCTAGATAATGTTATAGAATAAGAATTATTTATAAAACTGCAAGGAAAAGTAACATCAAAAAGCGTACCAGTAGCTGGAGCACAATTTTTTTGGTCTGTTCTACCGTAACAAATTAAAGTACCATCTGAAAATTTAGCATAAGAATTATTTGCACTAACACTATTTGTGATTAAGTTAGCTATATCATTTGTGTTTTGTTCTAATTGATTTTCTATTTTATTTAAATTTGCTGCGCTTATTGCTGGCGCAGACCCATCTATTCATGTGGTTTTTGAATAAGCCATAAAAAAAACCTCCTTTTATCTCAATATATTTCTATATTTTTTCAAAAAGGAGGTATATAAATTAATATAATTAGTCCAACATACTAATTCTTAGGTATCATTGTAAAGTAATAGTATACTTTATCATCTACAGCATCTTTATCTTTAATAAAGTCATGTGAATACTTCGCATAGTATTCTATATTCTCTTTAAATAAGTCATAGAAATCATTTCATGCTGAATTCATCACGATTCAAAAATCAACAGGTCTGATATCATCATACCCAAATTGCGCTTTTACGCCGTTAGTTTCTTCAAGAGTCCATTTCTGACCATTAGGTTTCATGGCATTAATAAGTGTAGCTGCTTTTTCTTCATTTAATACTTTTCCTTCAGATAATTCATATATTTTAATTTCATACTTTTCTTTATTTTCTTCATTTAAACATTCCATCATTTTACATACTATTTCCGCCAACTTATCTTTTTTCTCTTGATTATCAGATGCTATAATTTTCTCTACATAACTCTTAACTTCCATGCTTACCTCCTATTAAATTGATACAGGAGTATAAGGGCATTGATAGTAACAAGGTGGATTTAAAACATATCTACCTTGTAGATTAAGAATTGTATCTGTAGAACCTTGGATAGCTGCAGTTAAAGCAGCTGTTTGATTTGCATTTGATAATGCATCTCTTGTAGTTTGTAATTTGTCGCTTAATTCTCTGATGTAGTTATCTTGTATCATTGTTCTAGTAGCTTGGTTTTCAGTAACTACTAAATTTCCAATAGAAGCTATACTGTTGCTAATTTGTTGTTGGATATCTTTCATATTAACTAAGTTATTATAACTAGAAGTTAATACAGTATCGTTGATTGAGCTTTGGTTACTAGCTAGACTTCTGATTGCAGCATCTTGGCTTTGGAAATATAATGAGTTTTGTAAATCGCTTTGTCCTAAAGCAGTAGCTGTATTATTTCCCCAGATACCTCCATTTCCGCCAAATAGCAATACAAAGATAATAATTAAGGCTAAGATACCATTTCCGCCAAATAATCCATCATTACCTCTTGTTAGTGCTAATACATCAGCAGCTGACATTCCAGTACTATCGTTCATTTTTCATTCCCCTTTCTAAATAATATTTATATAATAAAAGACTTGCGCCTTTTATTTCTGATTAATCATTTTTACAATTTGCGCCAATTGTTCTTTTGTAATGCCCTTTTCATTACACATTTGCGCAATTGCTGCGGCTTGCTCGTTTCCGCTTTTACCATTTAGCCCATTAAAAATTTGCAGTTGTTGTGGATTTAATAGGCTTGATAACATTTGTTGAGGTTGGTTTGACATCATCAACTGAGACATCAAGTTCTGTATATTTATCATTTATTTTTTCCTCCAATTCCTTAACTTTATTTTCCAATTCTTCTATTTTTAAATCCTTTTCATCTTTTGGCACTATGATATCATAAGATTTAGAAATAATTCCATCTAATTCTTTTATCATTATTTTGCTATTATATTCGTCTATAAACACAGTTCTTTTCATTATTATTATATTGTTTACATCATCATTCTTATTTAAATATTTTATTTCTGTATCATTAGTAGATGTTGTTGTGTTAATAATATTTTGTACTGGCGCAGGTTGCGGATTTGAGTATTGCGCAATCATACTTTCAATATTATCTTTTTGCCTATATAATTGATTTATCATATTATTATTTCCATAAGGCATATTCATTCCTCCCTTCTAAAATGAAAAAAGACCATATAATAAGAAAAATGAATTCTCTTATTATATGGTCTATTCATTCATTTCCCTTCATGTATATATGAATTTTAAAGGAAATAAATTATAAACTTTGTCCCAAAATTTATTAAAAATTTTTGTTAAAAAATTTAATTATCATTTTTGATAATTACCTTTTGTAAAATAGCTTGTTCCTATATTTGGATGGAATTTTTTTTCTACTAAATCATATAATCCAACGGCTATACCACAACAACAAGGAACAAAATCTCTTTTTAAAGTTGAACCTTCATATATTTTAAAACTATATAATTTTATTTTTATGCGTTCTTTTAATCGACCTTCTGAAAAAAAACCAAAAATACTATCAGTAGAATCTGTAAATGTCATAGCGGTTGTATAGCTTATAGGATAATTAGTTCCATTTACAGTTAGTCCATTAGTTGGGTCTAAAGTTAAATTATATCTAGTATTAAGAGCTGCAGTTCATCCTAATGGGTCTTTTTTAGTTCCTCCTATACAAGCATAAGATGATCCAGTACTAGTTAATCCTAAATAATAAGCTTCATTACCATCATGTGTAATTCTTGAACCAAATAATGTTTGATAAGGATTGGATAAAGCAGTTATTTCAAAAGACATTTCATATTTAGTAGAATTTGTTTTATGATTATAATAAGTATCTATTCCTTGTAAACCAGTACTTTCTATATAATCTAATCTATTATAAATTTTTACAGCTTGATACCATGTATCATTAACTTTAACTTTAGTTGTTGATGCTCCAACTCAAGAACTATTATTTTTAATATTTATTAATGGTTTCTTTGCTTCCCAAATTGCATATAAAGTAACATTCCCTGTTGGAGTGTAAGGTTCTGCAATAGGAGTTGTTGAAGATGAACTTGTTCCAAAACCTTTAAAAATATACCCTGTTCTAGATCCTCCAGGGAAAGTTACAGAACTTCTTGCTTGAGAAGAATTTCATTGCGCATATAATGATAAATTAGCATTCGCTTGATATGTTGACCCAGGAGAATATGGAGTTCCAGAACCACTTGCATTAGTATTCCAAATGGCAAAATTATATGTTGTAACAATAGAACTTGTATCACTAGTTCTATCTACAACTCCCCCATTACCATTGTAAGTTACAGTATAAGTATCTGAAAATATTTGAGCGCGGCTAGGAGTTTCTGTTGTTAAAACAAGTGGAACATTATAATTTTTAATTTGATTCTGTGGCGCGCCAGTACCACCATTTGCATTATATGATACGGTATAATAATCCATCGCTGGAATTGCAAAATAGCATGTATGTCATCCAGGGTTGTCAAAACTTCCTGTTGATTCATTGTTACAATAAACTTGAACGGTTACTGAACCAGTTCCTGTAGAATTAGTAATGCTATAAGAATAACCACTCCATCCTATTAACGTCTCTTGACCGGCACCAGCAGATCAGGTACCTCCATTTGTTACCCTGTAATAATTTGTACTATCGCTCCCACCTTGCCCATTAAAATTAATTTTTGTTCCAATAGGATATCCATAAGCACCAGAACCACCAGAGGTACCTGTATTTTTATAATTTACATTTAAATGTATCTCATAATAAACAGTGTTTCCTTCTCTTTTGTATCTATAAATAGGATTTAATCAAAACTGAGAAGAACTTCCAAAACTATTAATATGAATATTCGCAGCATCTGATATCCAACCACTTCAATCTGCCATTTATATCACACTCCTAAGCAGTTCTTTTCCAAATATATACTGCTAGATATGGTGGCATTAATCTACTTGTATTATTTAAGTTGGCTACCTTTATACCCATTGTTTGAGTTTCTGCTAATGCTTGTCCACCTGTATGTCCACTATACATAAAAAACCTGGAATTTGATTGATAAGTTGCTGTTGTGTTTTGCTGAACATAGTCCCAATAAAGTTCAGTATTGTTATTTGCAACAAAGGTTTCCATTAAAGCACTTGCTTGGTCTTGCCCGCCTGTGCTACCAGCAGTATAAGTTGAACCAGCACCTAATAAAAATCTTTCTTGAATCTGTTCTCAAGTTCCTACTCCGAAAAGAGTTCCAGGATTTGTTGAATTAATAGACATATATATTGAACCCACTGGATAAACTGCATTTATAAGTGCAGTTAAATCATTTGTTCCACTTGTATCAATTCATACATCATAATTTGATCCACTTGGAGCTGTGTTACCTACATACACGTTTCTAGGATCTACTCATGAACCATCATTACGTAAATAAGTTGTAGTTGAACTACCTAATTGAGGTCCATTTGTTATAGTATTAGCTCCATTAAATTTTGTTAAATAACCACTAGTTCCTGAACCAGTTACATTATTTGTTATACTTGGAGTAATAGTTACATCAGTTGCGCTACCTCCGCTTGGAGTATATGTAAATTTATTAGTTCCACCTGTGAAACTATATGTTGTATTGTTATCAGTCCAAGGTATATTAACTGATAAATCTCCATTTTTATCAAGCCCAACTGCATATTGTTTATTTGCTGTTGAACCCATGCTCGCTGCCTCAAGAGTAGATTTAGTTTCTGATTTTAAATCACATTTAATTGTTCCTGTTGTAGTAATTGTACCGCCTGTTAAACCTGCGCCTGTAGCGACAGAAGTAACAGTTCCTGTATTAGATGTTTTATTATTCCATGTATATTTTTCACCAGTAGTAACTAATGAAACTGCAGTTCCACCGCTTGCGGCTGCTTTACTTTCGTATGTTGTATCTGTAAACTTAGCATCGCTAGGAACACTCTTAGCTACACTAAATCCTGTAACAGTTGCAGCATCTTGCGCATATTCTCTAACTGCACCATTTTTATACCAATATATTTTTTGGGTATCTACAAAAGTAAGTCTATAATAATCATAAGCATCGCCTATGTAAATATATAATTTGCCATCATCTGAAGAAGGTAGTGTTTGAGTCCACCAAGTTGTGTCAAGATAAAATAAACCATCTGTAGCGTTAATAGTTCCCACTATATATACAGGTTTATATCCTGTTGTTCCATTAGTAGAATCATTTGCTGTATTAAATGAATATCTATGGTCTATTAAACCAGAATGCATTGACCATATATTATAAGTTCCAACAGTAGCATTCTCATTATATGTAGCATTTGCATACATTAATAATACATTCCCTAATCTAAAGCCATGTGTATTTCTTGCTTTAGATGTTCCTGTTGAACTACTAGTTACAATACTTTCCCATCTTCCATCTGAATTTTGCATTATCATTGTATATGGGAATATTTTATTTGAACCTGCTTTTAAATTAGGATAAATTCTTCTTAAATAATAACCAGTATCATTATCATTTGTATCACGATAATTTATAATACGCCATACTCCGTCAGATACTGTTACTCTTGAATCTCCTCCCGCAAGAGGGAACATACTAGCTGCGCTTCCAGTTGGTTCAAATATAACTGTTATATAAGTATTAACAGGAAAATGTGTAGTTAATCTACTTGTTCCATTTAAAACAACAGGATAATAATTAGTACCACCATCAATAGACATAAATACACCATAGTCATGTCCTGCAACAGGGAGTTTAATTGTTATAATATCTCCATCTGCGGCAGTTAATCCTGTGCTGAATGTCCATTTAGCTGGAAAGTATCTAGGTGATACTCCTGAACCTTTATCTTGAGCGGCAGTACCCGTACCGGTAATTATTTGATTAGCAGTAGCAGAAAAACTTGCACGTCCTATTGTGCGCGAATCACCTGTAATAAGTGCATCTTT